CAACGATACAAATGTATTGGAAATTCGTGGACAGTCGATGTTATCGCCCATATATTCAGTTATCTTAAAGACGAACTTGACAAATAATTATTAGTATATTAGAATGTGAATGAAAGTGAGGTGTGAACTATGATGCTCTTGGTACTACACGAAAATCCATACGAAGCAGCGATTAGAGTGCCGAAACAGTACAAACATAAGCAACTTTTGGAACTTATGCAGATGATAAGTTGTATTGTTGATTTTGGTTATAAACAATTACCAACAGGTAAGAAAATTAAAGAATGGATAGTAAAGAATATTGATTGGACTTATGTTTATGCTAAAACTTTGTTTCAAGATAAAGATTTGAATTTAAAAGAAGAAACTAAAACTAAATATAAGTGTTTAATAGATTTACTTGGTTTGAAAGGACGGTATATTAAAGTGCCTAATGCTACTACAGCCATTTGGCGATACTCAAAGGAGTATGAGAGTGAATATCCGACAAATAGTGAGTTGCCTATTGATATAGTTTGTGAGTTGTATAAGAAGTATATTACAGAGTTTAAGTTTAAGAAAAGTGAGGTGTGATAATGCTAACATTCAATCTCAAAAAACAATGGTTTGACAAAATAAAGAGTGGGGAGAAAACGCACGAATATCGGGAAGTTAAGCCGTATTGGGAAAGTCGATTGGGTAACGAAATGGGTATGGAAGAAAGCTGTTATTATGCTTATCTTGTTTTTAATAATAAAGATGTTGAAAACATTAAAAATACCATGTGTTGTTTAAAATGTGGTTATCCTAAACCTACTGAAAAAGACAAAATTCTTTATGGTAAGGTTAAGTCAATAAGGGTCATCAACGGCACAAACACCGACCTTGCTATTGATAAAGATGTGTATGATATTGAGTTTGAGTTGATATAATTGAATTATGGCTAATAACACTAAACAACAAACACGAGAAGAATACGAAGATTGGGTTGATGAAGATACCCAGTTAGCAGAAGATTTTACTGACAAGTTAAATAAACTCTTTTATCGTATGTTAAAAAATCCGTCTGATAAAGAAATGGACAACTTTCAGACAGTCAGGGATGCGTTGATAATTGCGTTTTTAATGGACTTAATGAATAGATTAAAAGTTCAGTTAAAAAACTCAATGAATATGGGTATAAATGTTGCTAATCAACAGTTGAAGCGATTAAATGTTGATAAGATAGTTAAGAAAACAATAAACGATAAAAAGTTTAAGGATATGCTTGATAGTGTTATAAAGAGTAACGAAGTAACTTTGGCGTATGTGTTAGACGGTATTAAAGTAAATACAGATAATATTATTAAAGATATTAAATCAAATGTTATTGATACAAAAAAGGTTATATCGGCAGAATTAGCAAGTGAGTTTGCAAGGAATGGAATTTCGGAGTTCCAAGACCGAGCAGGTCGTAGAATATCTATAAATAACTACATTAAGCAAAAATCATTAGATGAGATAACTAAGATTATGCGTAACTCATATTTTATGCAAGCAGTTAAATATGGTGTGCCGTATGTGAGGATAATTCACTTGAATTTACATCCGACCTGTCCACTTTGTTCTCCGTTTGAGGGAAAAGTGTTGGCATTAGAAGATAATGATAAGGGAGTAATGACATTAGCTGAAGCAAGCGAATACTCTTTGTTTCATGTGAATTGCGACCACGTACCTATGGCAATGGAATTGACTAATGATTTTTCAGAAGATGAAATTAAAATAAATTTAACAGAAGAAAATAAAAAACGAAAAGCATATAATAAAAAACGTGGTTTTAAAAGTTTCTTTGGATAAATAATTTTTTGGGAGAGATAATGGGTAAAAAGTAGTCTATAATAGGCTACTTTTTTTATTGCAGTTTTAAACGTGTGTTATATTAAGGATATGGTGTATTGCTACCAGTTAAAAAGCAAGTTTATGTATTCCAACAGTTAAAAGGAGAAAATTTTTATGGCAGAGAACATTGACAATCAAAACCTCGACAATCAAGATTTAGAAAATGGTCAGGACAATAAAGATACTGAACCTAAATCTTACACAAAAGAAGAACTTGACGCTTTGTTAGAGAAGGCACGCAAAGAGGGCGAAACCAATGGTTATGTAAAAGGTAAAACTGATACAAACGCTAAATGGGAGAAAAAATCAGCAGAGCAGACAAGACTTGCTAAAGAGGAAGCAGAAAAACAAGCAAGGTTTGAAAAAATGTCTGAACTTGAAAAAGCACAGACAGAAGCAAACGAAAGCAAAGCTAAGCTCCAAGCATTAGAGGATAAAATTGCTCTAAATGAGCAAAGAGATGAAACTCGTAAATTAATGAAGGATAAGGGTTTACCTGATGTATTTTTAGACTCTGTACTTGTTTTCAAAGACGCTGAAGCAACTTTGGCTAAAATTGTAGAGGTTAAGGAATTGTTTGACGCTGAAGTACAAAAAGCCGTAGAAGCTAGAATTACCACACATGTTCCTAAACAAAATCAACAAAATGATGATGGTGCTTTTAGTGAAAGTATGGCAAGAAAAGCATTAGGATTAGCAATAAAATCATAATTAAACAAAGGAGTTAAAAATTATGGCAAACGACATTAAATTAGTTACTAAGTATTTACCGCTTCTTGACGAAGTTTACAGAGTAAATGCTAAATCTTCTATTTTAGAAGCAGACGCAGCAATGGTTCAGGCAACTCCTGACGCAAAAGTTATCAAGATTAACAAATTGGATATGGACGGTCTTGGTGATTATTCAAGAAACAATGGCTACCCTGTTGGTTCAATCACTTCTGATTGGGAAACACATGAATTTGAAAACGACAGAGGTCGTAAATTCAACCTTGATAAAATGGATAACCAAGAGTCATTAGGTATGGTTTTCTTGAATATGGCAGGTCAATTCATGAAACAAAAAGTTATTCCTGAAAAAGATGCTTACACATTTGCAAAAATCGCAGGAACAACTGGTATTGAAGGAACAACAGGTGCATTGACTTCTTCTACAACAAAAGCAGCTATTGAAGCCGCATTAACCACTTTGGGTGAAAACGAAGTTGATGAAGAAAACATGGTATTATTCATTACACCTACTGTTAAAGGTTATTTAGAAGCACAATTAACAAGAAGTTTGGCATCTGGTGTAACTGAATACGGACAAAAAATTGAATACTTTAATAATATTCCGTTAATTACAGTTCCACAAACTCGTTTCTATAATGGTATTGACCTTCTTGATGGTACAACTTCTGGCGAAACTGCTGGTGGATATAAGAAACACGCTACAACAGGTGCTTCAGGTGATGCAGATGCTAAAAACTTGAACTTCATCTTGATGGATAGAGCAGCAGCAATTTCTATTGCTAAAAATAATGTTGCTCAAATCTTCTCACCAGAAGTAAACCAAAACTATGATGGTTGGACATTTAACTATCGTTTCTACTATGATGTATTCGTATTGGCTAATAAGAAAAAAGGCATATACGCACACGTATCTAATTCATAGTTTGAATAGAATTTAGGGCATACTGTAATAGTATGCCCTTTTATAACTAATAAGGAGAAATAATATGCAGATAAAAAAAGACGGGATTTTCCGTACGATAGATAGTAAAGATTTTGGCATATATCAACAATCAGGTTGGGAAAAAGTAATCGTAGAACCATTACCGAAACTTGAAGATGTTAAAGTAGAACCTGTGGTAGAGGATGAACCTATTGCAGAAGTGGTTGACGAAGAACCTATTAAAGAGGTTGCACAATCTGTTGATGAAATCGTAGATGAAATGCCTAAATCAAAAAAGAATAGAAGAAAATAGTTCATCTACCTAGATGTAGAAAGAAAAACGATTACGTCCTTTGTAAAAAGGGCGTTTTCAGTAAGGAGGTGTAATTATGAAAGTAACACGAAACGGCATAACGAGAACAATACAATCAAGCGAATGGGGTAAATATCAACAACAAGGTTGGAAAAAATCAGGTTGTAGTGAGCCACAACCAAGTCAAGATGGGTTGTATGTTATTGATGACTATACAATAGGTCGATTGGACAGTACGGAATGTCCCAATCTTTAGATACTGATGGATTACATTGATACATATTTAAAAGTTTTTTATAACGATATAAATATTCTTTCGCTTGTCTTGCACAAGTGTCAGGTACAGGTAGTATGTTTGTAACTCCATGCCAATGTGAGAAGGGCTTATTATTTTCTTCTAAATCTACACCGATAAAATAAACATTTTTATAGCCACGCAGATAAGCAAAATTAAGAGCAGAAGAACAAGTGTAAAGACAAAAACCTAATAATTTATCCTCATTACTGATAATATCAAACTTCCATTTCCATCCCGTTGTTTCGTGGATAAACTCTGTTTTGGGTGCGAGAAAGACTGGATTCAGACCTTGCTTGAGGATTTTTTGTACATCATTTTGGCTATGTGCTTGGCGGAAGTCCGTATCATGACAAATTAAATAGTGTACGGGGATATTATGAACAGGTCTGTTAATGCAAAGAATATCAAAACGGTTTAAGTCAATTCTTTTTAAATCGACTTCGTGAATAAAGTTACTACCACCAAATATTATTATTGAGTCTTTAGTCATAATATAATTATAAAATGAACATAGTTTATGCACACGACAATAATCTTAACCACTTATTGCAACGCAGTAAAGATAGTTTTTTAAAGCATAACAAAGATGTTGTTTTTCACGAGATAACAGAGGATAAACAAGGCTTATTAAAAAACTTCACTCAAGAGCTTTGTGGTTTTAGACATGTTTCAACGGCTTGTTTTCTCAGGCTCTTAATACCAAAATTATTCCCTAATCTTGACAGAGCATTGTATGTTGATTGTGATACGCTTTGTTTAGGTGATATTAGTGAATTATATAATGCAGATTTTGAGAATAATTACATTATGGCTTCAAGAGGTTATTTTTATTCCGATTATCAAGCAAAAGAGTTAGGAATACCGTACTATATAAATTCGGGTATGCTTATGTTCAATATACCTTTAATGAATAAGGAAAATTATTTTCAACAAATATTAGATAATTGGCGTGGTGCATTAGGAAAACAAGAACCTTTTAGTGCTGATGAAACAATAATAAATTGGAGCTTTCATAATAAAATTAAATTAGTTAATGAAAAATGGAATTATTGTTATAATAGACCTTATGGTGATAGAGTAGTAGCAGAACCTAAAATATTACATTTTGTTGGTAGAGATAAGTCTGCTATGTTAAAATATAACTATGAATAAGACTGTTAATATTAATGGAATAGAATATAATACTTATGCTTGTTTATGTGATGCACAGTTATATAACAATGCAATTATAAATAGTAAATGGAATACTCTTGATGAGCAAGACCAAGCGAAATTACTTGTGATGGCTACAAGAAAAATTGATAGTTATAATTATGCTGGTGAAAAAGTTGAACCTAATCAACCGTTAAAATTTCCAAGAGTTATGTGTAATGGTAAAACAAGTGATGATGAGGTTTTGATTAATCTTTGTTGCCAAGTAGCTACATATTATAATGATAATGGTTCAGCAGGTAGTGAAACAGGTGATTTTCTATCTAATGTTGAAAATTATCAAATAGGTGATTTGCATGTTAAGTTTAAATCTAATGGACAATTAGAGTTAAGTGGTATAGATGATTTAATAAAACAAGCATTAGGTGATTGGTCTAAAAATCAAGGTATGGAAATATGGCTATAACAACAATTATCGAACAATTATTGAATTGTCCACTAACTCCAAGTGAAATTGTAACTGTAACTCGCACTACGCAACAAGTTAAAGATAATGGGGCTGAAAGAACTATTAAAGTTAATGTTGGCGATTTTAAAGTTTTTGTATCACCACCTGATACTCTTAATAAAAATGATGGTGCAATACTTGAGCAATTATTGGCTGGTAATAAAACTCGCAAAGTTTATATGATGTATGGTTTATGTCCTGATATAAGAGATGGTGATACTGTTTTTCGTGGACAAACAGATAAAGCATATTATGAAGTAAAAATTGTTGGTTATCATGGTGAATCATTTAATATGCCTGAAATAAGACATCATAAGTGTTATATAGTATACAAAGATAATCAGAAAACATAGATTATAATGAAATTATGACTAATTTATTAGAAATAAAACCATATATTCACGATTTTGTAGAAGAAAATTTAGATAGTTCTTTTACAAATAAGGTTTATTGGCTTGGAGAACGTAAAAATGTACCTGAATATCCTTATTGTTTGCTTAATGTTATAGCAGAAAGTAAGGATAAAAGAACATCTCATCACATTGGTGATACAAAAATTATTAGTTATAGTGGTAGTAATAATTATCAAGAATTAAGAGAGGGTATCACTACAAGATACAAAACTTGTACTATTACTGTTGGTGTTTATAATGCATGGGTAGAGGATACATACGATACTGATGATATGGATGTTGCTAAAGAATTTGCTTATGAACAAATAGATAATCTTGAGGGTGCATTTGAAGATTATCCGATAAATAAAAAGTTTAGTGTCCAAAATATTAGTCCAATTAGACCATTACATCAAGTAGTTGACGGTGGGTATATGTATCGGTATGAATTTGATTTAACTATTGGATACAATGAGGCAATTACTACTGATAAAGAATATGGTAAATCAGTAAATGCAAATGTTAAGGTTGATAATCAAGATGCTATAAATTTCATAGTAACAATAGATAATAATGATAATATAGAGATAGAAACATAATAAGGAGTACGACTTATGATTAATTTAGACAAATTGGTAGAAGTAGGATTTACGCTTACGCAAGCGACTAATATTTCTATCTTTTTTAGAAATGTAGGGTATTTAACTGTCGGTGAAACTTGTGTAAAAGACGGTGTGGTAATCCCTACAAACAAAGTGTTAGTTATTGATTCTATGGATGGACTTAATGCTACATTAAAATCTGATAGCCAAGAGTACATGGACATAGCAACATTATTGGCACAAAAAGGTAATATGAACCCGAATAAAGGTAGAGTAAATGCAGTTATTCTCTATCTTGCAACTCAATCAAGTGGTGAAACTTGGGGCGATTTAGTTGATGAGTTTATTGGTGTAAATGCTAACTGGTCGCAATTATTGATTAATACAACTGTTGATGCTAATATTCAATCAGCAGCAGCAAAAGCATTGACAAACAATAGACTATTTGTAGCACAAACTTCAAGTAGTAATATCGCAAATGCTGTATCGGGTAATATTGCAATACAACTTAAAGCATTAAATAATGCTAATACATTATTGACTTATCACACAACTGCAAATGAAAGTTTGGCAGCAGGTTTGGTAGGTATTATGGCTAATCCGAATTTAGGCGCAGTTGGTTCTCTTTATTCAACAGTAACAAGTGTAACTCCAGAAGATTACACCGCTACGGTAAACACAAATTTGGATAATCAGAATGTAACTTATTATTCTAATGTAAATGCTATTAATGGTGGTTCTGTTTCTCAATATGCTTCACCTATTGTTATGGGTGGATATATGATTAACGGAGAGGACGCTAAAAGACGTTACATTAGATTTTATCTTGACTTCTTAATGAAAGCACGTTGTATAGATTTCTTAAAGAAAAAATTAGCTTATGAAGATGTATCTGCTGATGTATTGCTTTCGATGTTAAAAGGTGTATTAAAAGCAGGACAAACCAACGGTTTAATTAAGCAAGATAGCATTATTACTTCAGGCGACCAAACCATTGAAAATCTTGGTTATGAACTTAGAACAGTTTATCCGTCTGAATTAAGAGAAGTTGATGAAACACTTTATAACACTCAAACATATAAAGTTGTTGGTTATTACAGAGATGCTTTAACAGGTCGTAAGGTTGAAATTGAGTTGTTTATTGACCCTACTGAAGCTGAAAAAAATACATTAGGATTTTAAGGAGATAAAAAATGAGTAAATATGATGCACAATTAGAAACCCTTATAATTGACGGTGTAAATGTAACTCACTTTGGTGATACGATTTGCGAAGTGTCTTTTACTGGGGACTGGACAGAAACTAGAGCTGGTCGTAAAGGTGATTGCGTAACTGACGCTAAATACGATAACTTGTTACAAATCAGAACTACGATACTTCCAACAAGTACACAATTAGCACAATGGGATGTATGGGCGAAATCTCGTAATCCACATAACATTCAATATGCTAACAAAAACACAGATGAATATTATGTATCTAATTCAGCATACATTCAAAATACTGGTTCTCGTAATGGTAATGCTGATAGAGAGTTTACCTTAACTTGTGAGGAATTTTCTTCATAGACAAATACCTCTTAATATATTCTATATGTGTGGTATGGGCAAGACTGTTATTCTTGCCCTTTGTCTTGTTTGATATAATGGTTTTGTAGAATATAAAGAGGAGTATTTTTATGGCTAAAGAATTTGTTGTAAAGTATGGGAAAGATACTTATGCAAGAAATGCATTAACGGGTGCTGATTTACAGTATCTTGGCTTAAGATTAATGCCTAAAGTATTAGGATTAGGTTCTGTAATCGGTTGTGTTGTTGGGAATAAGTTTGTACAAGGTGAAAATTTGTATTCTTATTTTCAATGCGTAAAAGACGTTTTTGACGCTGAAGATTGGAAATGGCTTGTAGAAAAAATACTTTATGACACAGAGAATCCGTTAAAAGTTGGTGAAAGATATTTGATGTCAGAGGATGAAGTTAATGAACACTTTGCAGGTGATTTTATAAAATTGTATATTGTAACATTACAATTGGCTTATAAAAACTTGGGGGAGTTCAGTATGCTAACCGAGAATTTACAAGGATTAGCAGGAAATATAGCAGATTATTTAAAAGAACTGGTGGAACTTCACCTGACGGATGTGAAACAATCTTTGATTACTTACGCAACCAACAAAAAACAAAATCAAAAGACTACAAAGACGCAAAACAAATAATAGTCAATATGGTTATATTCTTCAATCAATGCCAAATGGCAGTAAAATTTGAAGATTTAGATAAAATGGATACAGACATACTTATAATGACTTACGAAGCTCTTTTAGAGCAAAAATATCAAGAGTTATTGGAGTATGATAAATTAAATGCTAAAATATAATTATGGCTAACGATAATCAAAAAGTTTTGAATTATATGAAGAATATAGAGGAATATTTCCGTAATTTTAAATCATACAAGGCTACTGCTGGTATGTTAGATGATGCTAGTGAGGAAAACAAGAAGAAGGCATTGTGGAATGAGTACGGAACACATAATATATTGAAATATGACTCCGTTGCCATTGAAAATCAAGGACTTAAACCATTAACAAAAAATACAGTTAAATTTATAGATGCTGATAATGCGGTGCTTAGTGCAGGTTCTGACATTAGTTCACCTGCTAGACCTTTTATTCGTCAAAATTTATATCCTGAAAATTGTGATAGGTTAGCCAAAGCGTTAGAAATGAAATTAGAGCAACAATTAAAGTTTGGTTCTATGGCTGACCCTGATAAAGCCACATATAAAACTTTAGATTTCTTGGGGAAAAGAACAGTTGTTTTGCAACGAGATAAGGCTAGTAGCGGTGGTTTTGATACTGCCTCAAATAATACATATAAAGACCAAGAACATAACTCTGAAATTACGCAAAAGATTAAGGGTTATGATAAACCTTTATTTGAAACAGGTAGTATGATTAGTGCTTTAAATTCTAAAGTAGAAAGACGAGGTATATAATGGCAGAACCTAAAATAGCAATAGATATACTTGTTAATTGTCAATCAGCTACCAACCAACTTAAAAAGTTTAATAAAGAACTTAACAATACTGTTGAAGGTGGGAAAAAAGCCTCTAATTGGTTAGCTAAAGGGTTTGGTAGATTTATTGGAGCTTATTTTAGTGTTAGAACTGCTCAAAATATATTTAATACAGGAAGAAAAATACAACTATTAGAACGGTCAATTGTTGGGTTGACAAAATCAACACAAGATTGGGAATATTTAAAAAGATTAGCTCATGATACTGGTAATAGTTTGAATGTTGTTGCGAATGGATATAAAAACTTTTATGCGGCGGCAAATATGGCAGGATTTAATAAAAATGAAATTCAGACTATGTTTTCTGATATGACTATCTCAACAAGAGCTATTGGTGCTAGTTCTGAACAAACCAGAGGTGCTTTATTAGCTTTAGAACAAATGATTTCTAAAGGTGTTGTGTCAATGGAAGAATTGCGTAGACAGTTGGGGAACGCTGTACCAGGTGCTTTTGAAATTGGTGCTAAAGCAATGAACATGACTACAAAAGAGTTTAACGAATTTGTTAAAACAGGTCAGTTAGCTAGTGCTGTATTTGTGCCTAGATTTATTGCTGAATTTAAAAGACAATATATTGGTGGTTTTAAAGAAATATCTCAAACGATAGATTTTGCGACAGGACAATTAAAAGAAAGTTGGGAAGAATTAACTTTTGAAATCATGAAGGGTGAACTTGGTAAAGGAATAGCTAAGTTAATAAGAGGGCTAGATAGAGCTGTTCGAGGGCTTACTGAAGCGTTGAAAATATTATCACCAGTGATAAGATATATAGTTCAAAATTTAGGAACAATATTTTGGTTATTAGCACCTATTGCATTAGGTGGTGCATTAACAAAATTAGTTGAAACATTAAAGGTAGCAGTTACTTGGTTAGCTGCTGGTAATTTGCAATTAAGTAAAACGCAAATAATGTTATTTAGAGCTTTTCTTGTTTTAGCTCTGATACAAGAAATACTTGCATTTTTCACGCCAATGGATGGTGCTTTAGAAACGGCGATTTTAGGCAAAGACCAAAGTTGGATAAAAAGTCTTGGTTATATATTATCTGTGTTACTTGCGATTGATGGTCTTATGGGATTTAAAGCATTAAGGGGGTTGTTATCTTTATTAAAGAAAATCCCTATAATCGGTGCAGGTGGAGCAGGAGCAAGACAATTAATGTTGAATTTACCTAAAGCTGGGGCAACATCTAGTGCGGTAAGTACAGCAGGTGGTGCTACAGCGGCTGGTGTTGTTGGTGCTGGTTTACTTTCTGCTCTTACTGTTCGGGGTGCAAAAGATATGGGTATAGACCCGATGTCTTTAAGTCCATACGGTGCAGCTATGCCAATGGGTATGCCTCATCAGATAACATTAACTAAAGACCAACCTGTACAACAAAGTATTATGTACGCTCCACAATATCAAATAGATGCAACCACAATGACACCAGAACAATTAATGGATGTGATTCTTGAGAAAGAGAGAAATTTTTGGACAAGAATGGCTAGTCCTGTTTCAAGTTTAACACCTAGTTTTTCAGGAGGTAAATAAAAATGGCACAAAACTTGGTTTCTGAAGTAAATACAAAAAATATAATAACCTATGGTGCTTTAATTTTACCATTTGATAAAGATGAAGCCTTTAAACAAGCAGAAGTACAAGCTGACCCTGAAGTTGTAACAGAACAAAGTGGTGCTATTATTTCTGCTATAGAAAATGGTAGTCAAAAAAGTATTATTGAACAAGCTGTAGAAAATGAAGTTAATGGACAAAAAAGTAGCATTACACAGAAAATAAAAGACTTAGCAACTTATATGAATGATAATAGAGATAAAGTTGCTGGTATTGCTACTACAATTAGTTCTAAATTTAGTGGTATTGCTGTAGCACAAGCAGTAATGGATGGAAAAGTATCTTCAAAAGAAGCATTAGATTATTTGTTTATGGGTTTTGCTCCAGCTTTGGGTGTACAAGGCTCTTTAATGGGATATAGTGGATTAAGTCAAATGAAAGATGCTTTATCTAATGGTTCAATAAATGTTGGTGAATTTATTAGTGGTTTTACTCGTACTTTAAAGGGTGCTAAAGATTTAGCAGACATGTTGACAAAGAAAAATACTCAAAAAAGTGCAAATATTATTGAATTTGATTTAACTATCTCTCATAATGAAACATATCAATCAGAAACTCCAGATAGGCGAGTCCAAAGTGGTCAATCCTTACAGGAATATGTACATAATATGCCTGAAACATTTGATGTTCAATGTGCTTTACAAGAAGGTAAAAGATATTCTAAAACAGAATTTAGGGCAATATTAACCTATACAAGAGATTGCAAAGAAACAGTACAGTTGGTTTTAGGTGATGAAGTTTTTGATAGTCTTATTTTAACTAATTTTAACCCAAGTAATGAATGCACGAAAAGTGGTATGGATTATACATTATCATTTAAAAAAATTACTCGTAGTGATATTCAGACAAATACAGAAGTTACTATTCAACCTATGCCTAAACAATTAGAAAGTGATGTTAATAGTTCAAGTGTAGGGGGATTAGGCGGTAGTGGTATGCCTAAATTGCCAAATATAAATACTAATCCAGATTTTAAAAAGATTGGAGCTGATTTGCATAATGCTTTTGTTTGTTCTGTAAAAGATTATGTATATGGTGATAACACAATGATAAAAGCATCAGTAGACAAGCTTTATCCTGAAAGCAAAATACCAAAGGAGAAAAAATAATGGCAATAAAAGCATTTTATTTTGATGGTTTTAATAAGGACTGTCCATATTCTAAATATTTTATCGAACTTAATGAAACAACTTATATTTTTAATGTAAGATGGAGTGAATATTGTAAATGTGCTTTCTTGTCAATATCAGATTATTATGATAATCCTATTGTAAGTGGTAAGGCATTAGTAAATAATTTAAAAATTAGAACAAATAAACTTCCTTATACTCTTTATTTTATTCAAGACAATAATAAAACTTTTGAACCGACATTAGATAATATATCTAATAGCTATGTTTTAGTTTATAATGACGAGGAAATTTTAAGATGACACATATCAATCCAGTAATGGATTTTAGACTTAAATTAGAAATAAGTTTTAAGGATAGCGACAAGGGTATTGTTATTGAAGATGTTTATGGTGATACTACAAAAGGTTTGGATATACAATTTGATATAGTTAAATCTTATGACAATAAGCCTACTGCAAGCACAATAATTATTTATAATTTATCGACAAAAACTTATAATTTAATATATGAAAAAGCAGATGCTTTTAGATTATCTTGTGCAAGAGGAAAAGACGCAGATTATGTACCTTTTTATACTGGTTATCCGATAAGAGCGACACAAGTAGCGAAACAAACAGTATTAACAAGTAATGAAGGTTTTATGGCACAAGACGCTAATGCTGGTAGAAGTGGACAGAATGATTTAGAAACAAGGATAACACTTATGAACTATGGTTTTGCTCAATTATATAAGTCTTATCAAGATAATGTGTCAGCAGAATTAGTGATAAATGATTGTATTCAACTTTTAGGATTACCTAAAGGAAATATTGATGCCAATTTAGATGAACGTATAAAATCTGTAACTCTTAGCAACGGTTTTACCTGTCGTGGGGAAGTGTCTAAAGTTTTAGACCAATTAGGGAATAGATGTGGCTTTAATTGGAATACAAATGATATGCAATTAAATTTATATGATAAAAATAAAACAGATATAAAAACTTATGGTATAAAATTAACTCCTGAAAATACAGCTACTCCCGAAAGACAAGATGATAAATTTAAGTCAAGGGTTAAAACAATTCAAAAAGCTAGTAAGAAAAAAGGAATCAAAGGTGTAAAGGCAATAACAGTAGAAAAAATATCACAAGGTT